CATTAATTTATTCAATGATTCTTTATTTTGAATTTCTAATCCATCTACACAACTCCGAATCACACTCATTGTATCTTCAACATCTTCCATGCTCTCAATATCATCTCCAATATCTTCAATGTCAAAAAGATTATCTACAACTGAAATATGTCCCACTCCAACATCAATTAATTTGTCCATTAGGGTTTCAAAGAGATAAGAGTTGTTCTTTTTTTGAACAATAATTTTTACATAACTATCTTCATATTGTGACAAATCACCATAATCTAATTTTTCATCATCATAATAAATTTTGTGAAACATCGAATAAGGATTCTGTATAAATTCCGTTTCCATTGTTTCAGTATCGTAAATATGAAATCCTCTTGGATCATTATAATCACTCCAAGTTATTTCATATGGATTTCCCAAATAAGTAATATTTCCTGTAGTGGAACGATGATGAAAGTGGCCGGAAAATACTCTTTGAAATGCTTTGAATATCGATGGAGAGTGACCATCGAAACTTATTGAACCTTTAATGTGTTCAGCTCCTTGTACGTGAAGATGTCCAAATGCAACTTTAGTTCGTGTCTTTTCGATCAACTCTTTGGTTTGTTCCTCATTGTCATCACAAATCCAAGGCAAAAATACCACCCTATGATCATCTGTTAAAGATACTTCACATGGTTCAGTATAAACTGTTACATGATCCATTCCTTTTGTCAACTCCGTCATTGAGTTTACAGAAAGAGTATTCTTGTAATAAATATCATGATTTCCGATAATAATCTTAATATTTCCATCCATCTCATTAAGGGGGTCGAACAAAATATTTTTCATAGAATTAAGAGTTTTGTAATTGATGAATTTTCTTCTATCAACTACATCACCCAAATGAATAACTTCTGTTATTCCTCTTTCTTTCAACGTAGGAAAAAATATATTTTCATAAAATTTACGAAAAAAATCTGAAAATATAAGACTATCATTTCTTGCACCAAAATGTGTATCGGTTATAAGGGCTATTTTCATTTTTCATTCACACACATTACAGGTTCTTCATTCCATTCTCCTACAATTGGAATCATAATCGGCATCAATGCAATAGGTATAAAAAGGAAAAGAAAAAGAAAATTTCTAAATGGTAAACAGTTTTTCATGCTTGAGCTCTTTCTAAAAAAATTGTCAATGGAGAAAATGAAATGACATTATCATCTTCCTTATCAGTCTTAACTTTTTTCTTTTTTCGTTTCTTCTCTTCAAATGCATGTATGAACTCTTGAATAGAAGCACGTTTATCAGTTGTCAAAGGCGATGCACCAGAAGTAACAGATTGTGTTTCGTTTTGTCCCATTTCTCCCATATCAACATGTTCTTCTAAAGAACTGTGTTCTTCCATTGTTTTGTATTTAATATATAATTGTTTTTTTTCTTTTTCAATTCTTCGTAAAAATGCATAGTATATAATTTGAGTAAAATATGCAAATGGATTGGCCGATTTTTCTGGATTAAAATTACTTGCATACATGACACAATTTTCAATTCCATCACTTACCATTTCTTCACGAAATGCATAATTTATAAAATTTGGTCTATGGGATAATCGTTCTGCTATTTTAAGGAAACACTCTCCTGCATAATCTGGTATTATGGGTGGTTCAATATCATCGTCTTTTGCTTGTAAAAATTTTTCACGATATTCTCCCATAACTTCTAAAAACTTTTCATTATCGACATAATGTTGTTTTTTTCGGGCCACAATCACCTACCTTTCTTTTCTGAGTTCATTTTATAAGTATATCAAACTTTAATATATTTGTCAAGTTAAAAATAAAGAAAAAAACACTTGACTTTTCTTTTAAAAATTGTTATAATGAGTCTGTGACGGTTTGAATGGGAATAGTATAGATATGATATGGAAAATGTTCACCTGTGTAGATTTTCACTCGTTCCATAAAATGATTTAATGTATAGTTTTTCTTACCTTTATAACTCAAATCATCAGAAATATCGTAAAGAGTTGCAGCCTCTTTTGTTTCTGATCTTCTCAATCCCCTACCTATTGATTGTAAATTTCTAATACGACTCTTAGAAGGAGAAGCGAAAACAATGTTATGAAGATTCCTAATGTTGATGCCGGTACTGTATACGCCATAACTTGCACAGATAATAGCATCTTTTTCCTTCTCGACAAGTTCTCTGACTTTTTCTCTTGAATCTGCATCTGTTCCTCCATAAACAAAAAAGATTTTTCTAGAAGAATCAATCATTCCTTCCAGCATTGAATGTAGAATGTTGCCGTGTTTTTCTATTAATTGAAATAAAACCAATGTATTCCCTGTAAGGTCTTTTACTAGGTTACATATGTACTTGTTTCTTTCAGGATGACTTACTAAAAAATCAATTTCTTCTTGATAGTTTGATTTTGAGATTTTTCCGGCCACATCTTTAGAATATTTAAGAACAAGACATCGTATGGCAATCGATGATAATGTCTTCTTCTTGATAAGTTCTTTGGTACTTGTTACTCTTTTTGTTCCACCAAACAACCCCTCTAATATTAATTTATGTACCTCAACATCATCAAGAGTTCCAGTTGTTCCTATTCGGTAAGGTGCATTTTCCAAATTTTTCATTATTTTTGTAAGTGATTTGGCCTTGTAAAGATGGGCCTCATCTCCTATTACCAATTCAAATTCTGAGAAAAATGGTTTTTTCATTTCATATAGAGATTGCCATGTTGAAATTATAATTGATTTGTCTGTTACTTTTTCTTGTCCACCAAAAATTTTATGAACGTGTTTAGCAACCTCAAAATTTTTATCTGCATACGATTCAAAATCAGAATACATCTGACTCACTAATGAAAGTGTTGGTACAATAATTAATGATTTTTGTGGAAAATAATATCGTATCAGATAGTAAATAATAAGAGATTTGCCCGATGCAGTAGGTGAAAGAAGTACACATCTTCGTTTATTAATGGAGTGTCGTATCGCATTGTTTTGATAATCTCTTAGTCTATATTCACAGGGAAATGATGTAAGAAACTTCAGATAATCTTCATTGGATATGGGTTCGATTGAATCATTTGTTTGATCAATAAGTTCATATTCTCTATCACTTGCAAAACGTTGTATTCTATTTTTTAGTCCATAATATATCTTACCATTGTCCATGTTGTAAAGATAAACATAACCATCCCACTTTTTTCTGCGAAACATGGGCATGAATTGGTAATCTTTTGGATGGAATCGGAAATAATGATTGAGTTCCATCTTTACTCCTGGCTCGCAAGAAAGTCGTAAATACACTTCGTTTTCTTTTTCCATTAGGATTTGCATAATGTTTATCCAAGTCCTGCAACAAATTTTCTCCAATTAATTGCATTATTAATATGAAAACTTCGATTCTCAATCATTGAAAGAACCGATTTTAGGTAATCTACTTTTCCTTCTTGTTCGTTCAATATCTTTTCCGCTTTTTGCAATGATTCATCAGCTGCAACGTAGTGTTTCTCCAATTCGGATTTTGAAATTCGTATATTGTGATCAGGCGCCTTGCCATTTTTAGAAACAACCACTTCCCAACGTTGTTGAAAAAGAACTTTCCAGTGAGTTTTGAGATCACTCAACTTTCTTTTTTCTTTGGAATATATGTCTAAGTATTTTTGATGTAGATTGGGTATTTTCAAAGATTCGTTGTCCAAATCTTTATCATCAATGTGAGAGTCCTCCCCCCACATTTCCATAATTTCTTCAATTTTCATAATAATAACCTTAATTATTCAATAAATTTTTAACCTCATAATTTGTGTAACGAAATGCTGCGGTTGCAATAAAATATTCCAAATCTCCAACTGAACTATCAAAATCAAGTGCAGAAATAGAAGTTGGAAATGCTTCGTAAAAATGAAATTCCATTTGAGGGTTCATTGCACTTGTCAAAACAGTAAGAACAAGTGTTGAAACTGTTCCTCCCCTTTGAGTTGTATCAGATTTCGCTTTAAGTAAACGATATTTTTCACTACCTTCTGCTAAACCCAATGCAATTACACGATCATATATTTCAATCCAATTTTTCAAATGTTCATCAACAATAAATCTAACTGACAATTCTTCAAAATTGACTTTTGCACCAGAATATGGAATAGTTACATAAGGTGTAGGTACATCTATTGCTTCGAGTGAAACGCCAGGAACGTTTACTGCTTGACAAAACCAAGTCAAGTTTGGTGCATCTTGCATTGTCAGTCGAAAACTGATATTTGAAAGATAGTTTAGATTGTCTGGTATTTTATTTGCTGCGGCCATGAATTTCCTTTTTATTCCTTCTATACTATTTATTCAACAGATTTTCAAACTCGCCATAATCCATATCTTTTCCAACAAAAATAAACTTAGAATTTGGAAACTCTTCTTCTATGTGTTTATGTTGCCCAACCCAAGAATCTTGTTTTTCATCGTGAAAATCTGTAATAGAGGTTCCAAGAAATATACCATCTTTTGTTTGATTATGATAATAATCAAATCCCACACAATAAAAAAATGTTTCACTAGGGTTTTGTTGACATGCTATACGGAGTGCAACTGTATCAGTAACCCATTCTTCAAATGTAGTATCTGACCACCAAGCAATATTTTCAGTTGGATCAGATGAATCAATCCAAATGAAATACATAATTCCTTCAGATGCAAACTGAATAAAATTGTCTGTTTTTGGTTGATTCTCTCCAATTTTATATCTCTTATCGGTTGTCTGTCTGAGCATATCATAATGCATACTTGGAATTAAATCAAATCCCCTAAAATAACATTTGTATTTTTTTGTTAAACCATTGGTTATCAATTCCAATTGTGCATCGATATCTTGACAAACTAAATGATTTGGTATGAATTTACGATAAATGAAATCACACCCATACGTAATATGTTCTTTGAAAAGATTTAAATCAGAAATTGATTTTGATTGACCATTTCCTATCACTATAATCATTGCGGCCTCACTGGAAAATTATCACTACAAATAAAAAAGGGAGTAGATTTCTCCACTCCCTTTTAGAAATCCTACTATATGTAGGTCAATATTACATCAAGTTTGTAATTGCAGCTTTTCTGTAATATACATTCAGGTGAGGATTAGTTCCAAGAACACCTGTCATACGACCAGTTGAAGCACTTGCATTTTCTGCAAATGGATTCGCAACTAGACCATAACGTGTCTTGAAAGCAATCTGTGGTTGAAAACTAGCACTATCAACCGCACGAACCATTTGCAACGGAACGTATGGGCAATAGAAAATTCCAGCATCCATCGGTGAATCACCTTTATAACCTACACAATAAAATTCTTGTGCATTTGCATCTGCATATGGATCAACATATACTTTATAGCGTCCGTTAAGAACACCAGCGAAAGTTGAAGATGCGGTATCTGTATTCAGATCTGTGCTCATTGCAGGAGCATAATCCAAAATAC